CCAAGTATAGCTAAACCTGTTAGACCAGGAAATAGTTTAGCTGCTACAGTTGCACTGATAACATCCTCTACTAATATCACTACACCAGTTGGCTTACCTACAACACGAGTAAAGACTGTAGGTGTTTTGTCGTAGCGTAACCACTTGACTTGGCTTGTGTATGATATGCTTCTACCTATCGCTCCTACAAGTCTGCCCTTCTCATAGATAGGAAACACCACACGTTCATCTTTAACATCGTACATTAAGTCCTCACCATACAAGCCCCATCTACCCACAAATCTCTCGTAGTCTCTATGTTCAGCGGTGGGCTTAACTATGTACTCAGGATAAACAAAAGGTTCATACTCTGGTTCTGGCTCCTCATATCTAGGATCTAGCTTACGCTGTATCTCTTCTGCTGTCATACCTAATGACACTACTCCTTTAGTGGTACAGTCTAGCTTGTAACAATTGTAAAGCAGCGCACTACCATCACGTCTAGCAGTAAATGTGTTCTTACCCTTGCATTGAGGACAATCACCTCGATGTGTAACATCTTCTTTTAAATCAAGGTCTTGCAAGTAGTTCTTAATGTTTATCATTTAAGTCTTTCCTCCAATGTTTCTCTTCAAATGTTACCTTGGCATGACAATTAGCGCATAAGACTTCACACTTACCCATCTCTTCTTTGAGTCTAATTTTAGATTTACTGTTCCTACTGAATGTCATTTTTTCTATGTCATTTCCTATCTGGAAACTTTTTTTATCTGGATTCTTGTGGTGAAAATGTAAAGAGGCATGATGCTCCTTAAAGCCACAGCGTTTACACCCCTTCATTAATTTAAACCTACGTAATATTTTTA